AATAAGAGATTGTAATAATTTATCTAATACAGTACCATCTTGAATATATGATTGATTAGTGAGAATATCTTCTTCTTTGGCGGTCATATACTTCATTTCAATTTTACCACTTGATAAAGGATTATCTTTAGGATATATTAATCCTTTAGAGGGTAATTCAACTATTTCAGTAGGGAAACTAGGTTTTTCGTCTGTCATAATTTTTATTTAAATAACTTGTGTGATTATAAATATTATAGGGGAAAGTTCTTTAATTGGATTCTTTATCCTTTTATAACTTGTTTTGAACCTTGGGTTCCTTTTAATCTAGCTTCTAGTTTATCTAATCGAGAATCGAGTTGTCGATAAACTTCTTGGAATTGTTGATCTGTGTCTCGATGCACGTCATCCACCCTACGATAAACATCAGTAAACTGGGTGTCGCATCCTCTTGCTTGTTCTTTTAATGAATTTATTGTTTTAATTACAATAAATGCGGCTATAACCTCGGCTACTACCAAGACTACAACCATACCTAATACAAAATAAAATGTTGTCATATTTTTTTTAATTTAAATTATTGAATATGTTAAAGAACTTTCCCTATAATAGGCATATAATATAAAAAAAGAGCTTGGGGTTGCCAAGCTCTTCTTGAAAAATATGTAAGCGTTTTTTAGAAGTTCAATACACAGTAATCCATTCCTACTGTTAAAGTAATATTTTGAACTGAGGTATCGTTATCAAAGTTATAATCACCAAAATTAGCACTTTTAATAAATGCTCCTTTAATAATCCATTCCGACACAATATCACCTACAGGTCCTATAATGTCTAATGTTAAATCTTTTTTATAAAAATCAGAATATCCATCTCTACCTGTCACTGATTCGTGGTGTAAACGTACCCATTCCATTACAGCTTGTGCTCCTGATGGGGTAATAGGATCAAATAAGGTCATTTGAATATCACCCCACTTAAGTTTTCCTTTAATCTTACGATAAACATTAATGTGGTTTAATACTAGTTCACCTTGTTCAAAGTTAACGCCGTTTACGGCTTTTATAATATAGGCAGGAATACCGTCTATATACATTAAAAAGCGGTTTTGAACCTTAGGTTCAAAGGATGTGAAAAATATTTCGTTAGGGTTTAATACTGCCATGTTATTTTATTTTATTATAAATATTCCGTTTTTAAAAATTTACGCAGGGAATGTAGCACCTGTTGGGGTAATATTGAAATCGAGGTAAATAAATTCAGCGGTTTTGGTTGGTTGTAGATAAATAGCACCCATTAACATATTTCTATCTACTACATCAGGTGTATTATTTGTGTCATCCATTACTACTTTAAACGCGTATAAACCTTGACGTTGTTGTACTGATTCTAGATATGGGTTAACTTGACTTAAGAATTGATTTCTTGTTGCAATTGTGTTTTGTTCAAATACTAAATTTAAGGATACTTGAGAAATATAAGACTTGAGAGCAATTAACAATCTACGAACATTTACACGATCAAGAGCAGATGCTTTGGTTTGTAATGTTTTTTGTCCGTATACTACAACACCTGTTCCAGGGAATGTTGCGATTGGATTTACTTTAGCTGAGTATAATATATCTCGGTCTGTTTGAGATAATTTGCGTTCTGCTCTAATTACATTACCTAGACCACCTCTATTAATACCTGCGGGTGCAAACCAAGGTTCACTGACACTATCGTTATAGGCATATACACTACCAATCATAGTTGAGGCAGGGACCCAAACATTTTGTCCTAAATCAGGATCTACTGTTTGAACCCAAGGCCAATATGAAGCAGCATATGAAGTATTTCTAGAAGCTGCTTGAGTTATTGTGGCGGTTGTAGTTTGATTATATCTAACTAAATCAAGCACATAGATATAATCTCCTCTATTTTGAGTATTAGATATAATACTTGTTACTTGAGAAGTATAATCAGCATTATATAAACCAGGAGTTAATAATACATTAAATTTATAATCATCTTGATTAGATAATAAGTTAATCATATCAGTATAATCACTCCCAGTTAGGCCTTGAGTATTAGAACTAGATATATTTTCATAAAAATTAGAGCTTGTAGCAATACTTCCTACAGATCCAGCAAATGAACCACTAGCCGCTAGTGGAATAGAAGCAGTAAATTGTGCTTTTGCTATTCCATTATTATCAAAATAATTTGGAGTAGGATTATTAACTGCTCTCACTCTAACATATCTAGATGCATTAGGAAAGGATCCTGTTGTTTCTAAATAATAGCTAGTTCCTGAAGAATTATAGTTAAAAGTTTGGTCTCCTATTACTCTAGATATATAATTTGAAGAAAGAGGGTCTAATGATAATCCAGACCATGTTTCTAATACTATAGGATTAGTTATAGATGTATCGTCTCCTCTTCTGATTAATAAATCAAATGTACCTGAGCTTGTATTTGGGTTTAGGATTTGCCATCTTAGATTATCTATAGAGCCACTAATTAATGATCCTGATGCTTCAGATCCACTGCTATTCATAATAGCACCCTTAGATAAAGTTTCTAATACAATAGTAGGTTGAGTAGTTAATTGAGCACCACCACTAATTGCTGTACTTGTAGCTGCGGTGTACGAACCACTTACTACTCTTGCTACTAATAATGATGTACCACCATTATTAAAGTAATTATAAGCAGCAATTGATGTAAAATAAGTATAAGCTTGGTTACCACTTACAAATGTAGTACCAAATTTATTTTGATAATCAGAATATGAAGTTACAAGAGTAGGTATTTCAACAGGACCTTTAACAGTAGGGCCTATAATCGCGGCTCCTACAGTTACAGGACCAGCAGTTATTTGTGATTGGTCGTTTTCTCTTGCTAAAACGCCTGGGGAAATTAAAGTCTCTGGCATGGGGTATGTGGGTTAAATTTTATTATACATATCAGAGAACTTATTAAAAGTCTAAATTTTAGTAAATTCTCCTGTTTCTATATTAACAGAACCTTTACCATACTTATCCTCAATAGCTTGGGCAAACTTTGTTTCTTCTAGTTTTAATTCGGCTAAATTTTGGTTTAATTCGGTTTTTTGATTATTTAATAGTTGAATTCTATATTCAATTTCCCCATATTGATTTATTAAAGCAGATCCTGCTTTTTGAATATTAGAGATTTGTTCTATTTCTTCAGCGGTTAAATAAATTTTTTCCATAAATTTTATTGTTTAAATATTTATTATACATATTATATATTTTATTAAAAATATTATTTTTGTTCATAATTATTGTTTAATTTTTGTTTTGCTTCTTCGTTTGTTAATAGTTTTCCTTCGGATGCTATTTTTTGAAATTCTTCCATACTTAATTGGATAACGGGAACTCCACTATCTTTGATTTGTTGTAGGAGTTGGGGTGTGGGTTTGAGGAACATAGTATTATGCTGGTAAATAAGCGGGAATAAGTACTATCCCACCATTAAGTTTTATTTCCATCCAATAATCAGGTGTGCCCAATGCATTATCATCTAGAGTACTCCCCCACAATCTGTTTACCTGATAACCACCATTTGGATTATATTCTGGTGGAGGATTACCATTTTGCACGGCATCAATTCGGAGATATTTACTACTTGCCGGGTCTGATGATAAATGTATCCAATCTGTTGGTACAGTCTGAATTCCAACATTAGCACCTGCTTCTGCTATTATTTTATCATTGACTTCAAATAATGCTCTTGGAGTTCCAGTTCCGATACCAACTCTGTTTGAACCTGTAATAAATAAAGTATTTGCTTGTGTAGGGGAGCCTACTCTTAATAATGAATCTGCTGAAGCGCCGCTTATATGAAGGTCTGCTGATGGTAAATTAGTTCCAATACCTACATTACCACTACTGCTAATAGTCATTCTTACTGAACCACTAGTTTCAAATTGTAAATTATTGGTATCGTTTGTACCAATCAGCATTGTACTACCTAATGTGTTACCATCGTTTAGGATTACTGCACTTGAACTATAAAATAATCTATTAGATGAATTTGTCCATAAGTGAGTTGAGCTTGGTGCGGTTGTTTGTACTGAATTATTAAAATCTATACCTTTGTAATTGAATAAAGTTCTACCTCTTAATGCTCCTAAACTAGTATAAGTCTCCGCAATGTAAGAAGCGCTACCATGTGTTATTCCACCATAATCACCATCTATTGTAATAATATTTGCACTTTGTGTAACACCCCCATAAAATATGGTTCTTCCATAAACATTAAACCCATCAATAGTGGTAGTTGCTGGTCCGGAAGGTGATACTGTATCAATTTTAACACCTCTTAAACTAGCACCCTGTCCACCATAAACCTCAATAACATTTCTACGAAGTGAATTAGATGTTCCATCACCAACAACAAATATATTGTTTATATCCGTTTTTGATTCATTGTAGTGACCAACAACCAACTGACCTGATGAGGATGCAACAGTTCCAATACCCATTGCAACTGTTGCAGTTCCTCTTGCCCACGAGCCCGAACCTGCTGCAAATGAAGCAGTACCGTCTGCATCGGTTTCTACACCTACACTAAAAGCAGCATACCCGCTTGCTGTTGTATTAAAACCAGCAGCGTGAGCTGCAAAGCCGGTAGCTAAAGTACCTACCCCTTCTACAAATGAACCTGTATTGGTTGCTATGTTATTTATACCAAAAGTAGCTGCTCCTGGAGCTGAAGCAGTCGGGTTTATACCTGATAGTATGGAATCTATCTGTAAACGAGCTGATAGAAGTTCGTTTGAGCTAGTTATATCTGTAAAGTAGGGTTTAAACTGCAATACGTTTGCATCGCTACCTGTAATTTGTGTTATAGTTACGTAGTTAGAGCCGCTCTCATAAGAATTCCCATCCGATATTAAAATCGATGAGAAAATTACTGAGTTTAGACTATTATCTATTATTGTGCTCATGTTAATACATATTAAAATTAACCTGTACTACTTATAAAGGCAGGTGACGGAGATGTTACCAATGGAATTGCTCCTTGTGAGGTTCTTCCTGTAAATTGACGAGTAGCAGTTAAAGTAATCCCTTTTATCTTGGTTTCTAGCCCATACCACCCTCTTCTAAAGTTAGCTCCATTAATCTGATTTCCATAATTGTTTATCTCCGACCAATGCCTCAATTGTAGGATTAAAGTAACATACTTTCCTTGAAAGGTATCCGGAATAGGAAATACCCCTGATTTATAACCTATAGAAGTATCTGCTACAGATCCTGTGAAGAAGGGTGCTATGATTCTGACAGTATCGTTACTACCTACCGCCTGTGCTCTGTAGAATGAATTTGTAGAAGCAGATATAATAAGATTCTGTGTTCCTCCAAAGTTATTATACGTACTATTACCGCTTGTTCCCCCTGTAGGTACATATTCATAACTTCCGGTCGCTATCACAATTCTGAAATCATGGTAACGATTATTACTACTGTATGTCAAATTTATAGCGGTATTAATCCTCCCCATCATCGTAAAACTAAGTAAGAAGGTATTTTCGCCTTGTAGTAATTGTACATAATGTTGGTTGACAGTCACCCATCCATTCCCAGCACTTAAAGCTGTTATCGCTGACCCTCCGTTATCTATTACGTTTGAGCCTAACGGTATAATAGTATTAGGAATTGTTACCAATGGATTAGGTAGACCTGTCGATGGGACGCCGTATGTAAATTCTCCTCCTAGATAAGACGTATTTGCAGCTTGTGTTACTTTTACAGCTCTAGACATAGTTGCAGGTGTAGCTCCTGACCCTGTAGTCGTAGTATCTATATATATTCTATATTCATTTGGATCACTTATTACTACTCTGCCGACATTTCTAGCATCTATAATACCTGTAGATGTATCAAAATGAGTGTAAACATTTCCGTCTGATTGTAATCTGCGTAGTAAGACTTCTGAGCCTGTTATTTGCCCATTTGCTTTTAGGGAGATATAAGGGGAGGTAAATGATCCTGAAGTAAATGAACCTGTAGATTCAATCTTATCTGAGGTTGTGTTAAACCCGCCGATTAAACCTGCAGATGCAGTTATTGTACCGTTTGCCTTAACATTGAAGTTAGAAGCTGAAATAAAGAATCCGTCGCCTGTTGCTGAGCCGCTTAACAGAAATCCTGTACCGGATATAGCGTCGGAAGAAAGAGTAAACCCTCCTATCTTACCGCCTGTAAATAAAACGTTTGAACCTGTTACTTGACCGTTTGCCTTAACGTTAAAATTGGATGCAGATATAAAGAATCCATTACCTGTAGCTGAACCGCTTAACAGAAATCCTGTACCGGATATAGCGTCGGATGAAAGAGTAAATCCGCCTATTTTACCACCTATAAATAAAACGTTTGAGCCGGTTACTTGGCCATTGGCTTTAACGTTGAAGTTAGAAGCTGAAATAAAGAATCCGTCACCGGTGGCTGAGCCGCTTAGGAAAAATCCAGTCCCTGATATAGCATCTGATGATAGGTTAAAACCACCTACCTTGCCGCCTGTAAATAGAACATTTGAACCTGTTACTTGGCCATTGGCTTTAACATTGAAGTTAGAAGCTGAAATAAAGAATCCGTCGCCTGTTGCTGACCCGCTTAAGAAAAATCCACTACCCGTAATTGCATCTTGTGTAATACCGAATCCACCTATTCTACCTGCATTTGCAGTAATGGTACCGGTCATAGTTACATTCCCACCGGTTAAGTGAAAGTTTGAGCTACTTATCTCTACTGTATTCCCCTTAAGTGTAGCGTTTGAAGCGCTTATTGTTAAAGTATTGCTTATAAACGATATTCTATGTCCTGAAGCGCTCCCTATTAAAGTTTCGCCTGAACCTGATAGAAATACTCCATTGCCTGTTAATAGGTTTATAGCAGTACCTAAACGTATAAAGTTATTACTAGAATTTAATTCTACGTTACTCCTGGTAATAGCGGTTGATGTTATGTTCCAACCGCCGATTGCACCTGTATTCGCAGTAATTGTACCTGATAAGAGAGCATTCGATGCTGTTATGCTTCCGTTTATTAAGTGGAAATTTGAACCGCTTATCTCTACTGTATCACCTTTGAGTATGGCGTTTGAAGCACTTATTGTTAAATTGCTACCTATAAATGAGATTCTATGACCTGTAGGGTTACCTATAACAGCGTCTCCTGAACCGCTTAATAGTATACCGGTACCCGATGTTAGGTTTGAAGCTATCGTTCCTGCT